TCGAAGCGGGGGCCGCCGCCGTGGCCGCGCAGGAGCGCGTCACCGCGCAGCTGGGGCCCGAGGAGCAGCCGCCCGAGGGCGGCACTCCACCGGCGCCGCCGCCGACCGCAACAGGCCCGCAAGGGCAGCCACCGACCACGACCTAACTAGGAGGGAACGATGGCAGACCCATCGCCCGCCGCCGAAGCTGAGGGCCAGGAGCCCGCGGCGCCGGAGGGCCAGGAGCCCACACCCGAGGGGAACGATCCGAAGGCCGAGCCCGAGGAGGGCAAGGACCCGAAGACGTACCCCGAGTCCTACGTGCGGCAGCTTCGCCGCGAGGCCGCAGGCACCCGGAACCGGCTCGCCGAGGCCGAGGAGAAGCTGCAGGAGTTCGCCGACCGTGACAAGTCGGAGCACGAGAAGCTGACGGCGAAGCTCACCGCCGCTGAGAAGCGGGCGGGCGACGCCGAGACGCGACTGCTCCGATACGAGGTCGCCGCAGAGCGCGGCCTCGATGCGAAGGCGGCCTCGTTCCTGACCGGCACGACCCGCGAGGAGCTTGAGCTTCGCGCGGAGGAGTTGTCGTCGCTGCTGGCCGACCGCACGAAGGGCAAGCCTGCCGCCGGGTTCGACGGCGGCGTACGCGAGCCCGCGCCCACGAAGGGGCCGCCCGAGCAGGAGCACAACGACTTCCTGCTGCGGGCGATGGGCCGCGCACCGTCCAAGTAGACGGCTAGGCCACTCGGCAGGCCGGGCCGTCCCGAACGGGAGGGCTACTCATGGCCAACCGCATCCCGCTCAGCGAGGGCATCCCCGCCGCTGGCGGGTACTTGCTCCCGCCTGAGCAGGGCGAACTGCTCACTCAGGCGATCCTGATGGAAGCGGGCGCGATCGCGCTCGCAGGCGACAAGCGGGCCACGTCCGCGATCAAGACGCAGTTCCCGATCTGGCTCGGCAACCCGACCGCCGGTCCCGTAGGCGAGGGCGCCGCGAAGCCGGTCACGGGCGCCGAGTTCGGGCAGACGACCATGGACGTGAAGAAGTTCGCGTCCATCGTCCTGTTCACGGACGAGATGATCGAGGACGTTCAGGCGGGCGACCTGAACGTGCTCGTCGACTCGGGCGTCCGCAAGGCGATCAACGACGTCATCGACGCGCACGCGATCGGGATCGACTCCGGCGTGGCGATCACGTCCGTCTTCAACGAGTGGCTCGCGCACACGACGGCGCAGGTCGAGTACGACCAGACGAAGCCGGACGGGCTGCAGAAGGCCGTGTCGGCCGCGATGGGCAAGCTGGAGGCGAACGGCTACGGCGACCCGTCGAACATGGGCGTCCTGCTCGGCTTCGGGTTCGCGCAGGTCTTGCGCGACGCTCGGTCGGCGCTCGACACGTCGATGCCGATCTACGGGCCCGGCACCGGCCGCGATCCGCTGTACGGCCTCGAAGCGGCAGTGTCGACGAACCTCGCGAACGCTGCCGACGCGCCGGCGGCGACGAAGGTGCTCGGGTTCGTCGTGTACCGGCCGAACCTGCACGTCCGCGTCCGCAAGGACGTGACGCTGACCACGTCGTCCGAGGCGACCGTCAACGACGGCACCGCCGACCGCAAGCTGTTCCAGGAAGACCTGACCGCGATCCGCTACGAGACGCGGCTCGCGTTCGTGGTGCACGACATCAACCGCGCGGTCGTCGCGATCACCGACAAGACCTGAGCCGAGTCTCGGGCTCGGGGCATCCGACCGAAGGAGGTCTGATGGCACCCGCAACAACGAAGGCCGACGACGCCGCGGAGCTCGCGACCGTTCCCGACGAGGAGCGGCTCTCGGCGCAGGCGCAGTTCTCGACGTACGCCGAGGACGAAGACGCACCGAAGGACGCGAACCCGCCGGACGGCCCGCACGTCACGCAGACGCGCGGCAAGGCGAAGGCGTCCTAATGGGCCTGCCTGATCCCGCTCCGGCGCTCGTGCAAGCGCCCGCCGGGGCGGGCGTCGGGCTCAAGTTCAACTACTACTGGCGCCTCCCGGCCCCGTGGTGGCCGGAGGACTGGTGGCAGCGGAACTTCGACCTGCTCGTGACCGAGTACGACGAGCCGGGCCCGCCGCCACTCACTGAGCGGATGATGCACGTGCCGCCCGCGCCCGAGCCCGAGCCGGTGAAGACGTGAGCACGCCGGAGCCGGTGACGCTCGCGCGTCCGACCGTGCAGCAAGTCGCGAACCTGATCCGGGCCCGGACGAAGGACTCGAACGGGCTTGAGGTCGGCACGTTCGACGGCGACACGCGGCCGACCGCGGATCAGGTCGAGCAGCTGATCGACCAGTCCGTCGCGCTGGTCGCGATGCAGTTGCCGCTCGCCGTGCTGGTCCCGCCCGAGTTCGATCCGTCCGTCGCGATGGTCGTCGCGCTCGACTGCGCCTGCCGGGTCGAGAAGTCGTACTGGCCGGAGCAGGTGCAGACGGAGCGGTCGCCCTACGCGATGCTCAAGGTCGAGTTCGACGAGGCGCTCGCCGCCTTGAAGACCTCGCTTGAGTCGGGCGGCCCGGCCGGGTTCGGCCGCGACGAGGTCGTCTCGCTGCCGGTCGGCTCGTGGACTTCGATCCCCGGCAGCTTCATCAACCCGTGACACGGAGTCTCGAGCTAGAGATCAGGGAGCAGGGCTCGAAGCTCGCGGCGCTGCACGTCGCGCAGCTGGGCGAGCGCGCGGGCAACCCGCGGCCCGCGTTCGAGCGGATCGGCCGCGAGATGCAGCGCGAGGAGGCCCGCTACTTCCAGAGCCGCGGCGCGGGCAAGTGGCCGCCGCTCGCGATGGAGACGGAGGCGATCAAGTCGGCCGAGGGCTCGCCCTCGCAGCCGCTCGTCGCGTCGGGCCGCCTGCGTGACTCGCTCGTCGGCCACGGCGCCGTCAAGGTGACGCCGCACTCGGTCGGCGTCGGGACCGACGTGCCGTACGCGCGCTTCCACGAGTACGGCACCGCGTCGATGCCGAAGCGGCCGCCGGTCGTGCCCGCCTCGCCGCGGCTGAACCGCATGGCCCGCGACGAGGTCAGCCGCTACGTCGTGAAGGGGCAAGCGTGAGCGCAACGATCTTCGGCCGGATCGTCTCCGGCGCCGACGTGGAGGACTGGTGCGAGCAGCTGATCCGCCGCTGGGCGAGCACGTACCTCGCCGAGAAGGAACGGCAGGACGGGCTCAAGGCCGGGGCGCTGCCGCGGCCGCGCGGCTGGGTCGTCGCACCTGACGTGAACAAGTGGCCGGAGGATCAGCTCCCGACGATCCTGCTCGCCTCGACCGGCGTCCCGGCGATCCCGCAGAAGGGCGGCGACGGCCGCTACCGGGCCCGCTTCGACATGCGCGTGACGAGCATCGTCTCCGCGTCGACGGAGCGCGACTCGCGCAGGCTCGCCCACCGCTACACGGCCGCGCTCCGGGCGCTGTTCACGCATCGGCCGTCGCTCGACGGCCACGCGAACGGCGTCGACTGGGTGGCCGAGGACTACGCCGTCCTCGCCTACGACGATCAGCGCACGCTCGGCGTGAGCACGGTCGCCCTGTTCGTCCAGGTCGATGACGTCACCACCGCCGGCGCCGGACCGGCGACGCCGGACGAGCCACTCGATCCGGACATTCAGCCGTGGCCTGACTGGCCGCTCGTCACCGAGGTCGACGTCGACGTGGTCGGCGCCGCCATCACGAAGGAGGAGGCATGACCCGTCCAGGGACGCAGATCATCTCGCGGGATCAGGCGCCGCCGCGGTCGGCGCCGCCGACGCAGACCGGCCCGTGGTTTGCTGTCGGCCAGACCGCGACCGGCCCGCTCAACACGCCGACGCTCGTCCGGTCGCTCGCAAGCTACGAGTCGACGTTCGGGGCCCGCTCCGGCGGCACGCTCCTGTACGACGCCGTCGAGACGTTCTTCCGCGAGGGCGGATCGCGGGTCTACATCTCGGCGATCCCGACGACGCCGAGCGCGACCGCCGCCGAGGCGAAGCCGACGAAGAAGACGGCGGCGAAGGAGGGCGAGGAGCCCGAGGCGCAGGCGGCGCCGACGACGGCGCAGCTGCAAGCGGCCCTCGACGCCTTCGCGAAGACGCTCGGGCCGGGGCAGGTGTCGATCCCCGGCAACAGCGACCCGACCATGTACGACGCGCTGCTCGCGCACGCCGAGGCGACCAACCGCGTCGCCCTGCTCGACGTGCCGCCCGGCGTGAGCACGGCCGCGGCGCTCGTCTCGATCGCGACCGGCCTGCACGACTCGGACGGCGCCCGCTTCGGCGCGCTGTTCGGGCCGTGGGCGGTCGTGCCGGGCACCGCGGGCGGCACCTCACGCTCCGTGCCGTACTCGGCGGTCGAGGCCGGGATCATCGCCCGCAACGAGGCGCTCGGGCTGAACCCGAACATCGCCGCCGCCGGGCAGAACGGGCTCTCGATCTTCGCGACCGACCTCGCCGCTCAGTACACCGACCTGGAGTACGAGCAGCTGAACGACGCCGGAGTGGACATGGCCCGCCTGATCTACGGCGGCGTCGAGACGTACGGCTACCGCACGGTCGTCGACGCGGCCGTCGACTCGCTGTGGGAGAGCTTCGGCAACTCGCGGCTGCACATGGCGATCTGCGCGCAAGCCGACGCGATCGCGGAGCGGTACGTCTTCGCGCAGATCGACGGGCGGCGCAAGAAGATCGCGCAGTTCGGCTCCGAGCTCGCCGGGATGCTGGCGCCGTTCTACGACGCCGGGGCCCTGTACGGCGCGAGCCCGGAGGAAGCGTTCGACGTGGACGTCGGCAATCAGGTCAACACGGACGAGACGATCGCGGCGGGCGAGCTTCACGCCGTGCTCAAGGTGAAGATGAGCCCGTTCGCCGAGGCCGTGATCATCGAGATCGTGCGAGTCGCGCTGACCGACGCGCTCGCCGCGTGAAGGTCGAGGTCGTGAACGTGCAGTCGCACGTCCGCCCGCGCTGGCGGCTGCGGCTGCGCTACTGGCTCCTCCGGCGGCGCCTCGGGCCCGCCGGGAGAGCGATCGCCGACGCGCACGACCGCGCGCTCGACGAGGCGATGCTGTTCGGAAGGAGGCAACGATGAGGAAGGACCAGTACGACGTTCGCGTCGTCGTCGACGGCGTCGACCTCGGCACGTTCGACAAGCTCACCGGCGGCGACATTGACTCCGAGGAGACGACGTACAAGCCCGGCGGGATGGGCGCGCGCGTCTCGCTCGGCGGCTCCGTGAACCCGCAGAACGTCGTCGTCAGCGTGCTCTACGACCTGACGCGGATTCACACGATCATTCACTGGCTGATCGGCCGCGTCGGGAAGGCGAAGGCGACGATCTCGAAGCAGCCGCTCGACGTGGACGGCAACGCCTTCGGGAAGGCGATCACCTACCCGGCCCGGCTCAAGCACGTCACGCCGCCCGAGGTCGACTCCGAGTCGTCCGACGCGGCGCTGCTGGAGCTTGAGTTCACGGTCGACGGCTCGGTCGTCTGATGCCGCGCGACGACTGGCCGGGCGAGGAGACGCAAGTCCTCGACCCGATGGTCGAGGCGCTCGACCAGGTCGACGAGGACAGCAACGGCGCGGGCCCGGCGGCCTTCTCCGTGCTCGACCGGCTCAAGGCGCAGCACGGCAAGATCGCGCAGGGCCGCACGTTCGACCTCGACGTGCCCGGCACGCACGGCCTGCTCGTGCTCCGGCTCGGCGTGCTGCCGCGGCAGCGCCTCTCCGCGCTGACGCAGCGGGCGGCGAAGACGAACGGCGCCGACTTCAACCTGAACGCCGACACCCTGATCGCCGCGTGCGTCGAGGTGCTCGCCCGCAACAGCCGCGAGGAGCCGCTGCAAGGCATCGGCCTAGAAGGCGAGAAGGTGCGGATCGACGAACGGCTGGCGGGCCTCCTGGGCATGCCAGACGCGACCCGCTCCCGCGAGGTGCTCGAAGCCGTCTTCGCGTACGCGCCGTCGCCCGACCTCGCGATCGGGGTCGCGTGCGGGCAGTACATGGAGTGGGCATCGGCGACCGCCGACGAGGTCGACGAGGAGTTCGTGGGGGAATCGCAAGCGGCGCCGACGTAAAGATGGCCGCGTTCATGGCGACGCGCGGCCTGCCGGCGCTGCGCTACCTGACCACGCACGACGAGACGGAACGGCTGATCCTCGCGACCCTCGCGCGCGAGGTCGCCGTCGCCGAGGA